GACGACGACGACGACGCCGAGAAGTTCGGGGACGACGAGGACGACGACGAGGACGACGACGACGAGAAGGACCGCTTCTCGGCCGACGTCCCCCCGCCGAAGGCCCCGGAAATCAGCCCCGACAAGCCGGTGACCGGCGCCGAGGTGTCGAAGACGCCCGACGGCGACGAGTCCCCCCGGACGCCGGACCAGTTCCGCGCCCAGGGCCGTCTCCTCGCCCTCGAGGAGCGTGAGGCCGCGCGCCTCGCGTCCGATGCGACCGAGGCCCGCTACCAGGCGGCGGTCGAGGGCCTGCGGGACTGGAACATCGGGCCGAAGACGAAGGACGCCATTCGGCGCTTCGCCGCGATCAGCGACGAGGCCCTGGAGGCCGTGGTCGAGTCGTTCAAGGCGGAGTACCCGCGCGACCCGCCCCCGACGCTCGAGTCCGCATCGGCGCACGGCGCCGGTGATCCGCCCGAGGTCGCCGCGTACGCGGACAAGGGACCGGAGGCCATCTCGGCCGCTCGCCGGTCGGCCGCCAAGTTCGACGCCCTCAAGCAGTCGGGGTTCCGCATGACCTCGACCCTGGCGGACTTCCTCAAGACCGACTGCCCCGCGTAGGGGCGCGCGCCACAACCAACCACGACACGGAGATCTGACACATGGCACTCACCGCCAACACCGACTGGGTCACCCAGGACGTATCCGGCCTCGGCACGAAGGCGATGGTCGTCCTGAGCGCGGCCGTCATCTACAACGGGGCGCTCTGCTCGCACGACACGACGGCGGGCGAGATCAAGCCGTACGACGGCACCGACACGGACCGCCTCGTCGGCTGGCACTTCGGCGACGCCGTGACCGGCAACGCCTCGGGCATCCGCAACATGGCCCGCATCTGCCCCGGCGGCTTCGTCGTCCGTGGCCTCACCGTGGGCGCCATCGCGAACGACGCGACCGACTACGGACTCCCCGTCTACGCGAACGACGACGGGACGTACTCGATCACGAAGACCGCTGCGTCGCACCAGGTCGGCTACATCATCGCCGACGACCGGCGCTCGACGGGGACCGCCAACGTCCTCATGAACAACGTCCTCGGGCTCATCGGCTCGTAGACCACCACCTGATCCCTGACGCCCCCGGGCAGCGTTGCCCGGGGGTACCTACCGGACCGCTGACAAGGAGCACGTGAACGATGGCCGGACCCATCATCCGCACGGGCGAGACCCTCGTGGCAGGCATCCGTTCCGACTTCTGGAACACGTACCACACCGACTTCGACGGCGTGCTCCAGAACCTCGGCGACGTGATGCTCCTCGGGGTGACGTCCGACAAGCGAACGGAGATCTACGGTCTCCGCAAGACCATGCCGTACCCGGAGCTGTGGCCCCTGGGCGACCCGATCCCCGAGGAGGGGACGGACTCGATCCAGTTCTCCGTCACCAACTTCAGGTACGCGAAGCGCATCAAGTGGCAGCGCGACGATCGTTCGGACAACCTGGTCGGCGATCTCGCCGGTGAGGCCCGCACGCTCGCCACGAACTTCCTCTCGCTGCCGTCGCGCTTCCTGGCCGAGATCCTCGAGGGCAGCGCGTCCCTCCTCCCGGCCATCCCGACCTGCCCCGACGGGGCGGGCCTGTACTCGGCCACGGACGGCGCCAGCGCGGACCGCTTCGGCGTGTCGGGCGGCAACATCGTCTCGGCGACCGGCGTCACCGCGTCGGCCATCCTCACGGACTTCTACTCGGCGATCACCCGTATCGCCCTGTTCCTGAACTCCAAGGGCCAGCCGTACTTCGAGCCGGACGTCGCAAACGAGGCGTACATCATCTACGCCCCCGTGACGCTGGCCAAGGCGTTCACCGAGGCCTTCCAGGGTCCGCTGATCCACTCGGTCGAGTCCTCGACCGGCGCGGCCGTCAGCAACGCCGTGATGGTCTCGGGCGTCCAGGTGACGTTCCGGTTCTCGAGCCGGTTCACCACGAACGACTGGTGGGTGTTCCGCAAGGACGCGCCCGTGAAGGCCGTGTTCCTGCAGGAGCGCGAGCCGATCCGCGAGGCGTTCGCCACCGAGGAGAACTCGGACTGGTCGCGCACGACCGGCGAGGAATACGTGCAGTTCATCCAGCGCCTCGGCGTCGGTCTGAACGTGCCGTTCGCCACGTGCAAGGTCAACGCGGCGTAGTCACGCCACCCCGGGGGGCCGGTCGTCGTGACCGGTCCCCCACCGCATACACCCCCTGAACACACGAGGCACCATGCCGAACTCCGTGAAGAACGCCACGACGGCGCCGGACAAGCAGACGCCGGAGAAGGCTCCGAGCGTCGATCCGACCCACAACATCCAGGCCAGCCGGGGCAAGAACCGCGCCGACGGGTCGCTCCGTCTCGACGTCACCGCACCGGCCGAGCGCCATCGCGGCGTAACGAGCAAGTACTGGATCGGGGTCACGCACGAGTGCTCCTACCACAACGTCACCTGCGGGGGCATCGACTTCCCCCGGTGGACCGGGAACGCCTCATTCGATGAGCGCGGCCAGCCGTTCGGAGGTCACGTCGAGCCGGGCGCCATCGCGCACCTGACCGAGAGCCAGGTCGAGGCCTGCCTTCAGTCGATCGCGCGCCGCGTCGTCCGCACCGTCGGGACCGCGTCCAATAACCGGGTGCGGCACCAGATCGTGACCGCCGACAGCCCGGTGTTCACGCCGTCCAAGACCGACCGGGCGCTGGCGGAATTCATCTACATGGTGAAGGCCGAAGACATGGCCTTCAACGGTCGCCAGAGCAAGCCGACGCCGCTGTCCGCGTCGTCCGCTCCGGCCGCCGACTGAACCACTACCACCGGAGCGAACGATGGCCCTGCCGTCCGAGGCACAGATCCGCGCTGCGATCCTGCAGGCCACCGAGATCCTCGAGGCCACGCTGGACTTCGGGGCGAGCACGTCGCCCAACTTCATCGCCGAGTCCGAGGCCCTACACTCGGCCGTCGGCGCATGGGCGACGTCCGAGATCTCGTCCGCACTCGGGGCCGTGGATACGCAGCGTCGGCGCCTGGCGGCCATCGTGTCGCCGGGCGCCGCACGCCCCATGCTTGATCCCCTGTGGCACGTCTACGCCGACGTGCTGGGGATCGAGGAGGGCGCGATCGAGGACCGCCTCGACCGCATCCGCGAGGTGTTCGACGCGAACGCCGACTCGGTGAACTCGCGGGACTTCACCTTCGCCACCGCGTCGGCCGGTGGTAGCAACGTCGGCGACGGACTCATCCAGCGTTGCACGGTGGACGAGTACGGCGAGCCCATCGAGGCGGCGCACGCCGAGAGCAAGTCGTTCGTGTGCGTCAGCGACCAGAACTCCACGGGCGGCGGCCAGCGGCACGAGGAGGTCTTCGAGGTGCGGGGCGCCCCCCTCGGGGACGACGAACTCGACCGCGCCGGGTCCGGCATCCTCGTCAGGGTGCAGGCCGTGTCGGCACGGAACTCGATGCTCAAGAACGCGTCCTGGGATGCGTGGCGCTCGACCACGAACGATGCCACCGCGCTGACCTCGATCCCGAACTGGACCGTGGACACGATCGCGAACGTGGAGGCCGACGCCACGAACTTCTACCGCACGGAGGGCGGCCGCGACCCGGCCACCCCGTACGGCATGAAGCTCACCGGCGCCGTCGTCTTCAGCCAGTCCATCCAGCGCCTCCGTGGGCGCATCGACCCCACGCGCCCCGTCTACCTCCAGGTGGCGTACAACCGGGCCGTCGGCTCCGGCACCGGGCGTCTCGTCCTGGCCATCGGATCGACGTCCGTGAACGTCACCCTGTCGGCCCAGGCGGGGTGGAACATCCTCCGCGTGCCGCTGGACGTGAACGCGTACCTGGCGACGTTCGACGGTGACGACACCAAGGTGACGCTGACCCTCGACACGACGCCCACCGGGTACACGGTGGTCGATGACATCATTCTGACGCAGCCCCCCCGCATCGACGGGACGATGTACGTGGTGGTGGGCGGGGCCACCCCGTTCATGCTCGATGACTCCTTCACGATCGGCGACAGCGCCAGCGACGCGACGATCATCCAGAAGTGGCTGTGGCGGGTCTACGGCCGGTGGCTCCCGTCCGCAACGGGCGGCACCGAGACCTGGGCGAACACCTGATGGCGTTGTGGGACGAGGTCGCCGCGCGGTACAACGAGCAGGAACTGATCCAGCTCACCCGGGCGGGCGAAGCGTTGTCTGAGACGACCGTGAACACGACGCGCGCGGACGCCGCGGTCGCCGACGTCGAGGGCGAATTCCTCACGCAGCAGTGCGGGACGTACGACGGCACCGACGCGCGTCACGTCTCCCTCGCGGTGGAGGGCGTGATCGTCCGCCTCAAGTCGTTCGCCAAGGCCGGGGACGACAAGGCCGCCGCCAAGTGGACCGCGTGGAAGGCGTCCCTGCATTCGACGCTGTCCGCCGTGACCCTTCGCTCGCGCGTGCAGCCCAAGACGTCGAGCCCGTCCATCGTGACGCTCCGCAGGCCGTTCGACCCGGGCCGGTTCGAGGATTACATCCCGGACGCCCCCCCGACCGGCCAGGACGAGTAACGTGCCCGCCCAGGTGGTGATCAGGTCGGCCGACGACGCCCGCCTGCTGATCCAGGCGCTGATCGACCTGCCGGGCATCCTCGACACCATCGGCGCGATCATGCGGGGCGCGTCCAAGGAAGCGTTCGAGATCCAGCGGTTCGGCGACGCGCGATGGCTCTACCGGTACCCAAACCAGGGCCGGGCCGCCGACTTCGTGAACATCGCCGGGGCGTTGTCGGACCTCAACGAGGGGACGGAGCCGAAGGACCGCCGGTTCGATCGCCGACCGGCTCTCAAGGACACGGGCGCCCTCCAGTTCAGCGTTGCGTCGCGCATCGTTGGGACGGACGGCGTCGAGGTGGGCAGCGCCCTCCCGTACGCCCAGACCATGCAGGCCGGGGGCGTCACGTCCCAGACGGTGTCGCAGGTCGCCAAGGACACCCTGGCCCGGTGGCTCAAGACCCCGAAGGGCCGCGCCTACCGCAGCCGCCTGGCGTTCCTCCTCGACGCTGATACCCTCGAGACGGACGTCGTGCCCCGGCCATTCGTGGGGGTCACCGACGAGATGCGTGGCGACTTCGTCGAGATGGTCGAGGAAGTCGTCGCCGACGCCCTTGGAGGAACGACGTGAGCGACATCCGAAACGCCCTCCGCGTGGCGGGCGATCTCTACTGGGGCGGATCGTCCCCCGCGTCCCCCGGGTCGAGCCTCGGGTCAACGCGGGCGAGCCGCTTCCTCCCCAACGTACGGACGCGCGACATCACGGCCGAGGAGTGGGGCGGCCAGGTCGTGGAGACGGTGTACGCGGGCGAGGCCCCGGTGCTGATCTCCATTCTTCGCGAGTGGGACGCGACCGCCGTGGGCGAGGTGTTCCCCCAGGGGGCGTCGCCCATGAACGTCCGCTCCGGTTCGTCCCGACCCGGCGCCCTGCTGGGCGAGACCAAGGGGGGCGTCCTCTATTTCAAGCCACGCGCGTCATCTCACCCCGGGGTCTGGTTCTATCGGGCGGTCCCCCTCCCGCGCGACGCCGCCGAACTCAACCTGGCGGCCGGGACCGAGATTGGCTTCGGCGTCGTGTTCCGCGCGACACCGGATAGCCAGGGCCGGGTGTACGACGTCGGAACGGCGGCCGGGATCTCGCCATGACCGATGACGCGCGCCGAGATCCCGCCGACCTCATCGAGGGCGCCCGCCAGTTCCTCGTCGGGGGCGGTCGCGTGACGTGGGCCGAGTGGGCGGACATGAGGGACGACACGCGCGCGGCGTTCGTCATCGCGGGGGAACGCCTGGAACGCGACAGGGCCGCGATGATCGTTGAGACGGCCGCGTCATCGTGGGCCGCGTCCGAGGGCGACAGGGCGGCGGAGGTTGTGATCAGCGCGGCCGCCACCGCGATCATGGAGCGGGGGATCACATGAACACGGCCCAGGCGATCGTTCAGATCATCGCGAACCTCCAGGCCCTCACGTACGGCGGCGGCGAGCCGGTGTTCTCAGACGAGTCGGTGTTCGCGTCGGCGGCCCCCGAGGAGGAGGTCTACACGTCGTTCAGAATGCCCCTCGCTATCATCGGGGTCGGGGCGATGCGATGCGACCCGGAGGATCCCCGCCTGTGCGACCAGACGCTGACGTTGCGGCTTGCCGTCACGTCCCTCGGTGACTCGCGCGGGACGACCGCCCTGATGGGCGGCCACCGGGTCGGGGCGACCACCGATAGCCGGGGCCGTGGCCTACTGGAACTCGAGACCGACATCATGGGAGCCCTGGGGATTGCGAACGCGGCCGACTCGCTGCCCATCGAACTCCGTTCCGCCGGTGGCGCGCGCCCGCGACTCATGGACGACGGGCGCTATCTGCTCATGCGTGACTACGAATTCACCGCGCACCTGACGACGATCCCCTCGTAGAGGTAGGCTGGCCCCATGTCCGACATCATCGGAGACGCCCTGATCCGGGTGAAGATCGACACCGAGGACGCCCGCGCTCGAATGCGCGAGGTGGAGTCGGGCGTTGAGTCCAAGGGCGACTCCGGCGGCGAGGCCGCGCCGCAGGTGAACCCGGAGGGAAGCGGGGACGCCCCCCGCCCCAAGCCGACGCCCCGACCCAAGCCGGTCCCCGCCGAGATGGATGACCCCGGCGACCCGCGCCTCGATGCCGCCAAGACGACCGTCACCAAGCACGCGATCGAGGTGGTGAACCGGGTCACCGGCGCCCTGCCCGGGGGCGGTGGGGTGATCGACGCCGCCCAGGCGACTGAGGGGGCGAAGTCCCGGATCACCGACGCCATGAAGGCGGCACGCGAGGCGCGCGACCGGGCGACCGAGGCTGCGGCGCGCGCCGCGAAGACCGGGTCCGCTGCGGACGCCGTGAAGGCGGCGAACGCCGGTAAGGTCGCTGCCCTCGCGTCGGCCGCCGCGCCGGTCGCCGCCGGTGCGGCGATCATCGCGGCCGCGCCCTCCTTCTACCGCGCGGCGCCGACCATCGAGGGGGCCGTGTCCGGCCTGACGGGGATCGACGTGGGGGCGCCCACCGGCATGGGCCTGTCGTTCCTCGAGATGGCGTCCCCGATCTTCGCGATCGGCCGGGGGGTCACCCGGCTCACGCAGGTCTACGGGGCGCTCTCCGACGGCGCGGCCGCCGGTGGCGCCCTCCTATCGTTGCCCTCGATCCTCGGCAAGAACGTCAGCGGCGAAGGCTTCAGCGAGGCCATGTCCGTCGGTATAGCGTCCGGCCGCGTGGCGTGGTGGCGGCAGCGCGCGGACGAGGAAGCGTCCCGCACCGAGGAGCGAGCGGTCGGGTTCCAGGTCGCGACGGCCGTCCGCGAGCGCGCGATGCAGGCCTTGGGCCTGGGGGAGATGACGCGATGAGCAAGGGCGCCAAGCGAGAACTCGTGATCCGGTACAACGGGGTTCAGATGGGCGGGTCCGCCAAGGACTACCGTCTGACCGGGTACCACCGGATCAGCCAGGAGGCCGAGGTGGCGTCCGCCGAGTGGGAGGTCATGGTCGTCGCGACGTCCGAGGCGTCGTTCCGAAACGCCGTGGAGAAGTTCGAGCGCGAGATGGCCAAGCCCTGGCGGGGCCTCACGATCAAGTCCGGCGACACCACGCTCCTCGAGGCGATCGTGTCCGACTCGACGGCCCTGAACGCCGTGCCGACGGTCACGAAGATCGGCGACCCGGGCGACACCGGCCGCACCAGGGTCTACCGGGTGCGCGTCGTCTGGGGGCGCCCCGCGACGTACAACTCCGAGAGCGAGGGCCTGCGGACGTACGACATCGACGTGTCGGTGGATGACGCGCGGATCAGGACGGTCACGATCAGGGGCACGTACACGGCCGTCGGGACGAACCGGTCGCGCGCGCAGTATGACGCCAAGATCGACGCGTTCCAGACGGCGGTCCTCGGCGGCCTCCCCAGCGGCACGTTCGAGATCGTGTCCGAGGGGTCGGCCCATGACGTCAACGACGCGACGCTCCGGTTCAGCCGCGTCCTGCGCGAGGTCATCCATGACCAGGGCGGGGCGGGCCTCGACAATTCCACCATCATCGGCCAGGTGCTGACGATCAGCGTGCGCGGGATCACCGCCGAGGCCCACCCGTCCAGCCCGGCCAAGGCCCTCACCGAGATTACCGCGAACTACACGGCGACGATCGACGCGGACGTGTCCACCGACCTCGCCGCCGAGTGGGACACGATCAAGCCGTGGATCATCGAGCAGATGGACGAGTACGCCGAGGGGTCGGTCGCGGTTCGCGCCGTGACCCCGTCCCTCAACCCCGACGCGAACCGGATCACGGCCACGGTCGTCGCCGTGGCGATCCCGGCCGAGGCGTTCGTGGAGCTCCGGGTCGAGTCCGAGGACAGCCACAGCTTCGGGACGCAGATGGTGCATGCATGGTCGGGATCGCCGTTCACCAAGCACATCTTCCAGGGCGCCGGATCGTACATCCGACGACACACCCTCCGCGCCCTCGTCTCGGGCACCAAGACCAAGGCGGACGCGTTCGCGATGCTTGCCGACGTCGCCGGGGCCGACTCGGTCGATGGCGTGGCGGCGTCCGAGGCGAACGGTGGGCGGCCGATCACGGCCCCCCAGGCGGCGGGTGCTGGCCGATGGTACACTCTCGACCGCGACGCCAGGACTGACCCGTACGTGTTCGGGACCGACGACGGGACAACCGTCAACCTCACGGCCATCGTCGCGTACGTCGTGAGGGGGTGGGCCGTCAACGCCGAGGACCTCACGTGAGCAAGTGCATGATCGGCGGCAAGACCGCGCTGGCCGTCGGCACGCAGGGCTGGACCCTGACCGTCGGGGTGATCCCCCACGTCCGGGCGTTCGACCTGTCGCCGAACGACGCCGCGCAACTGGCCGAGCGATCAACCCCCGTGACGCTCGTCATCGGGACCGGCGATACCGAGGTGGAATTCGAGAACCTGTACGTGATCGGCGAGGTCCCCGGGTCGAACGAGCACCTGGCCCGGATCCTCGTCGCGGACCGCCGATACTGGTGGACATACGCCTCCATCACGCGCCGTTTCAACGTCCGGCGGCACGTGGGTCACAAGCGCATCGCGGCGGACGACACGCGCGAACTGACGGACGTCACCAAGGACGCCTGGTACGCCCCCTACTCCCTCCCCGGGGGCGACCCCGACGCCGAACCGTGGACCGGCCCCGACGCGTTCGACTCGGTGATGTCCGAGGTGATGGAGCACGAGCCCGGGGTTCCGGGGTCGAACGAGGTGATCAGGGACGGCACGCTGAAGTTCGACGCGGTCCCGTTCGAGAATGTCGAGATCCAGGACAACGGGGCGGACGCCGTCCGACGGGTTCTGGCCCACATGCCCGACGCCGAGATTACGCTGGACCCCAAGGGGCGCGTCCACCTGATCAGCGTCGCCGACGGCCGGGGCGAGGACCTGGTCGATGAGGTCGAGGCGGATGGCCTCGGGCACCTCGCAAAGGTGACGCGCGCCAACATCCGGCCGAGTGCCATCCATGTCCGGTTCCACCGCGAAATTGAGGCGCGCGTCGATTTCGAGGAGGTCGCGAAGGGGGACACGTCGGCCCGCGACCCGGACGACATCTGGAGCGAGAACGTCCTGGGGTACCCCGACTACACCGGCACCCTGGCGGGCGGCGAGGAGGTGGTGCGCGGCACGTGGGTCACGTTCCCCGAGGCCCTCGCGTCGTGGGAGGAAACCCCGCTGCCGGTGTTCGGGGTTCTCGAACTGGACGACATCAGGGCGGCATCGGTGCCCTTCATGGACCTGTGGGGCCTCGCCCGCCTATCGGGCCAGGCCCAGCCGGACGTGGACTGGGCCTCGCGCATCTCGGCCGTTATGTCGAACTACCGCAGGACGTTTCGGATCAACCGGCGCGTGATCGACCGCATCCACCACTGGGCTCCGTACCGCATCGCGACGATCAACCCCGAGGACGGGACGCGCGCCCCGGCGACCGTGTACGCCGACTATGCCATCATCCCCGGCCAGCGCTTCCTCGTCGCCCAGGCCGCCGGTGAGGGGGACCTGTCCTGGTGCGTGAACGTCGCCGGGTACCCGTCCGGTGGCGACCTCGACTCCACGGCCAACGCCGCCCCGGCCCGCCTCGAGGTGGTGGATCACGACCAGGGCGTGTTCCATGTGAACTGGAGCGTGGACCCGTCGCGGTCGTACGAGCAGACGCTGCCGTCCATGGTGACGATCCGGGGCAATCCATCGACCGCCGCCGGTGTCCTGCCGGACATCCCCGGCCCCAGCGGTGACCTCACCGACAAGGGCTCGCCCATCTCCTTCAACTGCGTCACCGAGCGGGGGGCGGTCCCCGAATTCGTGAAGGCGTACAAGATGGCCGCGATCATCACCGTGAGCCCGGCGTCGCCGAACAACGACGACCAGTACCAGACCGTGGTCGTCAAGCCCGATGACGTCCGCGACCTGCTCCCGGCCGCGATGGCGGAGGGCCTCGACAAGTGCCGGGGGCCGGTCCTCGAGATCATCGTGGGCCGAGACATGGAAACGGCGCGCGTCAGGTGGAGCGACGACGACCGTGAGACGATCTACGGCGCGATCGGAATTCGGAACGACGAGGAGGACGGGCGACTCAACCCCGACGCCCTCGCCGCGTTGACGGTGAACCTGGACGACGACTTCGGCGGCGCCGCATCCCTCAACCGGATCGCCCGCGCGCTGGCCGCCGCATCGTACGCGACGTACGCGGACCGCGTCATCGGCACGGCCGGGGTGCGCCTCATGCCCGGCTACTATCCACGGGGCCGGGTGGACAGCGTGGAGGTCGCGGTGGGCGCCGGTTCCGGCGTCGTCACCACGAACCTCAACCTCCCCGACTTCGTCCGGTCGCCGTCCCTGTTCTCGATGCTACCGAACTCGACCCGGCGCCTCCTCATGCGCCTCGCCACCCCGGGGAAGAACTGATGTCGCGCGCCAACGAGTCCCTGCACCCGAACGGCCTCGGCTTCCCGATCATGCAGGACCACGGGTTCACCGAGGCCGGGACGCCCCTGGAACTCCGCGCGGCCATCTACGGCATCCGGGTCAAGGGGCGCCTGACCGGGGCCGGTGAATTCGGCCACTACCACGAAGACGTAGACGGTCGCGGGGATTGGGCCTGCTGGGTCCACTGGGCGCCGTCCACGCGGTCCATCGGCTCCTGGGCGAACGCGTACCCGGTCCGCATCGGAGCGCACGGCAGCGGCGGTCCTGTGGGCGATCCCCCGGCCCCGGATGCCCCGGCTGGCGAGATCACCCCGGGGACGCGGACGCCCGTGGACCCGCGCGACATCACGGGGTCTGGGTCGAACGCCCCGACCATGCCCCCCGGCCCCGAGTCCAGCCAGGGCGGCCAGGACCGGACCCCCGAGCCCCCGCAGAGCGTGACGTTCGAAGACCCCGAGGCCGTGATCCTCCCCATCAAGGACGGCAACTACGACCACGACGACCGATACGAGGAGGTCACGATGGGGGAGGCCCCGTTCGGGGCGATCCCCGGCGGGACGGTCGGAGTGGTCGTTGGGGGCACGGACGAGACCGCCAACGTCCCCGTCTTCCTCCACGGCGACCCCCGCCTCGTCGCCGCTCACCACGGCGGCCCCCCAGGGTTCAGCACCGACGTTCACGACATCACGGACGGCGCGATCGACCCGGACCGCAAGGCCCCCCTGCACTCGATGGCGCGCGTCGTTATGCGGCCCACCGGGGACTTCAGCCTCGCCGGGAACCGCGCCAACATCCTCTCGTGGAACATCGGCCGGTCTGGACTCAACGACACCATCGGCGGGATGTTCACGGACAAGGGCGGCGCGCACACCCGGCACGCCCTGGTCTCGGTGCGCGACGGCGGCCCCCTCGACGTGGGCGACGGCGAGGACAAGCACCAGATCGGCGTGGACGCCGAGGGGAACCCCGTCAACGCCGGGCACCTGTCCACGCTGTCGTTTTTCCTCGGCAAGGGCGAGGACGGCCCCCTCAAGTTCGAGACGTATTGGCCCGACCCCCCGGACCTGCCCTACAAGGTGCTGGTCCACATCGGCTGGGACGACGACGAGGAATACAACTGGGGCCGCGACGGCGGAGACAAGACGGCGTCCGGGATGTGGCGCTTCTGGTCCAGCACCCTCATCGGCGAGTCGGGTGGCGGGAACCCCGTCCCGGACATCCCCGGCGACATCACGCCGAAGGATCCGCCGCCGCCGCCGCAGGATCCGGGACCGACCACCCCGGGAGGATCCCCCAAGGGTCCGATCACGCCGGGCGGGGACAGGCCGCCGCCGACCATCGGCTCCGGCCCCAAGCCCGGCGTCGCGACCACCCCGCCGGGTGAGCCCGGTGACACCCCGCCAGGGGACACGGCCGTCCCGGTCGGCGGTGGATCTCCCGGTGGCGCGCGAGTCGTGTCCGGCGGGGGACTCACGCACGGCGACCCGAACTTCGGATGGACGCGCGGAACGGCGTTCGAGCCCAAGGACAAGGACGGCACCCCGAACTGGGGCAAGAACCGCCTCGGGGTCGAGCGGCGCAAGAAGAAGAAGAAAAAGCGGAAGGGCGTGCCGGACCGGAACGGCGACCCGAACCGTGGATGGACCCGTGGCACGGACTTCGAGCCGTTCCGGCGGGGCGACGACGGGGTCCGCGTTCCGAACTACGACGAGCGGGTGAGGGGGGAGCCGAACGGTCCGAAGGAACACCCCGAGCAGGTCACGTACGAGGACGGGACGGCGCACGACACGGCCTCGACCGACTACAAGGCCGCGACCCACCTCGAACTCGCCCTGCCGATCATCGGCGGCCGTGCCCCCGTCGTGGCCGCGAACCTCCGGGACGTCCCGCACACCAAGAACCCGGACGTCATCGCCGAGTGGGACGCCACCGCCCCCCTCGCGTGGCGACTCCACACGTGGGCCGCCCAGGACGGTGAGATCCCGACGGCGTCCGACCCGATGGGCGGCACGTCGCGCGGTCACGTCTACACCCAGGAGCCCGGCGCGTCCCGGGCCGTCGGTGGCACGGCGACGGGCGGCGCGATGTTCCTCCCGCCCGAGGTGTCGATGGCCGACTCGGCCGACGACTTCGAGCCGGGCGACGTGGACATCTCGACCACCACGTTCCTCATGGGGCCGGGCACGCAACTCGGGCACGGACTCCCCGACTTCCGCACCGGCGAGGTCCTGCAGGGGCACGCCGTCGCGTACGACATCGCCACCGACACGCTGACCGAGACCCACCACGACGGCGCCGGTGGCACGACGACCGTTCGGACGGTGGTGGCGGGGGTCCAGACGTTCCCCGCCGCGAACGCCACGCACACGGGCGAGGTCACCGGGGACGCGGCCCTGACCGTCGATCCGGTGGCGATCAGCAACAAGGGACTCGTCACGGCCGTCGGGGCCGACCACGTCCTCATCCTCGACGCCACCGATGGCGCCCTCAAGAAGGCCCTGATCTCCGATTTCGCCTCGTCCGGTGGGGACATGGTCGCCGCGACGTACGACCCGGGCGGCATCGCGGGTGACGTCTTCGACTTCGACAACATGGTCGAGGGCGCGACGAACTTGATCCTGACGTCCGCCGAGCGCACGACGATCACGAACACGTCGGGCACGAACACCGGCGACGAGGTACCCGCCACCACGTCGGTCGCCGGTGTCGTGGAGATCGCGACCCAGGTGGAGGTGGACGCCGGGACGGACACGTCGCGCGTCGTCACCCCGAGCACGCTCGAGAACTCCGCCATGCGGGGCGAGGTCACGGCGAACACGGCGAAAGTCACGAACGCGACGCACACGGGCGACGTGACCGGGGCGACCGTCCTCACCATCGCCGACGAGGCCGTGACCCTGGCGAAGATGGCGCACATCGCCACCGACATCATCCTCGGCCGAACGACCGCCGCCACCGGGGACGTCGAGGCCCTCACCGCCACCGACGTCCGAACCCTGATCAACGTGGAGGACGGGGCGACCGCGAACGACACCGACGCGAACCTCCGGGACCGATCGACGCACACGGGCACCCAGAACCTGGCGACGATCAGCGACGCGGGGACCGCCGCATCCCACGACGTTCCCGCAGTCGGCGACGCGGCGGCCGGTGAGGTGGTGAAGGGCAGCGACACCCGCCTGGCCGATGCGCGCACGCCCACGGCGCACACGCACACCAAGTCGGAGATCACGGACTTCGTGGAGTCCGACTACGCGACCGGGGCTGAGGGCGACCTCGCCGCGACGGCGATACAGCCCGGCGACAACGTCTCGGCCCTCACCAACGACGCCGGGTACACGGGGGCCGAGCCGAGCGCCACCACCACGATCGAGGGAGTGGTCGAGCTGGCGACCACCGCCGAGGTGGACACCGGCACGGATACGACGCGCGCCGTTACACCGGCCGCCCTGGCGGGTTCGGCCCTGAAGACGAAGGTGGACGGGATCGAGTCGGGCGCGACCGCCGACCAGACGGGCGCCGAGATCAAAGCCGCATACGAGGCTGAGGCGAACACCAACGCCTTCGATGACGCGGCGGTCACGAAGCTCGCGGGCATCGAGGCCGGTGCGGACGTCACCGACACGGCGAACGTCACGGCGGCGGGCGCGCTGATGGACAGCGAGGTGGATGCCGACCTCAAGACCCTGACCCTCCCGGCCTCCACGACAATCTCGACCTTCGGGGCGTCGCTGGTCGATGACGCGGACGAGGCGGCCGCGCGAGCGACCCTCGGCCTCGGCGGCCTGGCGACCGAGTCGTCCGTCGGCACGGCCGACATCGCCGACGGCGCCGTGACGGCCGTCAAGCAGGAGACCATCGCGCAGGACGTCATCGTCGGTCGCGTCTCGACGGGTGCGGGCTCTCGCGAGCAACTCACGCCGACGCAGGCCCGGACCCTCCTCAACGTCGAGGACGGCGCGACGAACACGCCGGGGCCGGTATATGGCGGGATGTACGTCACGGGTGGGTCGGGCTCCACGACGATCACGACGGGCGGGACGTTCTATCAGGTCGATCAGTTCACGACGGCGAGCCCGGCCTCGGGCGTGACGGTGGACCCGACAACGGACAATGACCTCACGATCGACTCGGGGAATTCCGGGGATTTCCGCATTGACTTCGACGCGACCTTCACGGGGAACTCCGGCTCCCTCGTGCAGTTCAAGGTTTACAAAAACGGAGCCGCGACGACGCTCATCGGGAAACTGACGGCGGGGTCGGGCGTCCATCAGATCTCGTTCGGGGGGATACTCGCCCTGGCGGCGACCGACGTGATCGAGGTGTTCGTGACGTCCACGAACGACTCGGACTCGGTGACGATCACCGAGGCTGACCTTTCCATCCATCGACTGGGCACGTAACACGCGAGGGCATCATGGGCGCAGGAACACAGGAACGCGAAGCCGAGTACTACCGCGAGATGTACCTCGGGGACGTCATGGTCTGGACCGGACTCATCACCGATCTCGACGCGGACTTGATCGTCGGGGTGGACTTGTCGTCGTTCGACTCGGTCCACCTGCTCCTCTACGCGACCGACGACGACGCCTCCGCCCTCAAGGACGTGACCGGTGCCGTTCTGACCGACACGGACCACCTGTATCCCCCGGCCGTGGGCGGCACGCAGTCCCGGGTCAAGTTCACCTTCACGCCGACCACCGGCGACGGGTTCGCGGCGGACACCGAGTACAAGGCCCGGGTGGTCGGGTTCATCGGGTCGGCCGTGTACCCGCTGAGCAAGCCGTGGTCTCTGACCGCGTACGCGTCTGGTCCGTCCGCCTAACCGCGCCAGACGTCTTCCCGAATACCCCCTCGCGTGACACCATTGGGGGGTGCGGACGACTGTCCGCGATCACCAAGGAGTGAAGACATGAGCATCCTGCCCCACAAGAAGACCTACCTCGTCGCGGCCGTCGCCGCGTGCCTCGCGTTCGCGCATGCCATGGGATACGAGGTCCCCGAGTGGGTCTACGTTCTCCTGTCGGCCATCGGCCTGGGCACCATGCGCGCGGGGATCGCCAAGATCGCCCCGAAGGCCGCTGCGGTCCTGATGTGCGCGATGATCCTCGGCGCGTGCGCCACGTCCCAGACGGGGGCGCAGGAGCAGGACACGTCCCAGGGCACCGTGACGAATACCGCATGGGGAGGGGTGTTCGGCCACTACCGCGACGCGGGCAAGGGCTCCAAGCGCACGGTCACCGCGCCCGTTCTCGACCGGACCGGACAGCCGGTGCTCGATGACGAGGGCAAGCCCCTGTTCACGACCATCGTGGAGGACGGGGCCAGCGGGCCGCTGGTCCTGAACTACGGGACCGTCAGCGCCAACATCGAGCAGTCGCCCCAGGGCGAGCAGGCCGGTTCGGGCACCCAGGGCAAGACGGACACGTCCACGCCCGGGAACGACGTGAGCCCGCCGGTCAACCTGTCGGGCTTCCCGGCGCCGGGGCAGTAGTGGCCCGGTTCGGTAACGACGGGATCTACGTCATCACGGACAAGCAGTACGGTGCCACGTTCACCGGCACGCTCGTCCGCGTTGGCGAGCGCGTGACCGTCGTTACCGTTCGCGACGACTCGACCGAGGCGGAGCGCGACATCGCGCGACAACGGGCGGCCGAGATCGTCGCGAGCCGCGAGAAGAACAAGTGAATACTGGCGGGCGCCGCGCGCGGCTGTCGTGTGTGTCTGATGTGGGGCAATCCCCCCATGCCCGACCATGCCTCACCGCGCCCTCCCCGCCCTTGACGCACTCGAGCGAAGGCTCCACGCGATGACCGAGGTGGAGACCCGAAGCAACGAAGCGATCCGCGCGACGTTGCGTAGCCAGGGCCGCGAGATCCAGGAGATCAAGGCGGAGATCGGCGGGCTGCGTGGGATGATCGTCGCCCTGGGCGACAAGATCTCAACGGGTCAGCGGACGCCCTGGAATGTCATCATCGGCATCGCCGCCCTGGTGCTGACGATCGGCGGCCTGTCGTTGACGGTCATCACCGGCTTCTTCGGCGTCGTCGCGTGGCAGTACGACGCCAACCAGGCGCGCATCGAGGCGAACGTCGTCAAGATGCGCGAGGCGCGCGTGAGTGCCGCGAGGGCCGAGGGCGGGGCCATCGCTCACCGCCAGATCACGGACGACCGCGTCGTGCATCTGGACGCGACGCTTCAGCACGAAATGCTGATCCTGGACTCGCGGATCGGGTCTCAGGTCGAGAACATCGACCGTCGCCTCCAGCAGGAAATGCGCCTGCTCAACGTCCCGCTCGTGACGCGGCTCGACCGCATCGAAAAGCAGATGGATAAGGTGTCCGCGACCCGGTGGGACGCGCAGATGCAGGGCCGGTTCGAGGAGCGGCTCGACCGCCGATGGGACGAGGAGCGCGAGCGCCTGCACGTGATCGAACGGCGCCTCAACGAGATCAGGGAGCGGAAGTGATGCCCGCACGGTGGGCGCCCCGGATCGCACGAGCCGTGCTTGTCGCCGTCGTCGTCCTGGCGGGCGCCTGCGCGTCCCCATGCGACGACAGCGGCGGGTGGGACGTCCGCTCGACCGGTTCCCGGGGGCGGGGCGAGTCGGTCGGCAGATGGATCGTCACGGCCGCCCACGTCGTACCGCGTGGCGAGGCCCGCGTGGTGGGCATCGGCCCGACCGAGGTGGAGTGGATGTCCCCCACGTCCGACGTCGCACTGTTGCGCGTCGAAAACTACGGGGGCGGCCCCCGGCGCATCCCCGCTCCGGTTCGGCGCGTCCCCCTGGTCGAGGGCACCCCGGTCACGGTGCGCCTGGCTCACCGGAACATCCCCGCCACGGCGGTCGATGGCCGGTCGGTCGCCCTGTCGGACGGATGGATCTCCCGGGGTGATAGCGGGTCGGGGGTGTTCGATCACCAGGGCCGCCTCGTGGGTCTCATCCGGGCGACGTACGAAAACGACCGCCGCCTGGCCGACATCGTCCCCGCCAGCGCCATTCTGTACGCGATGTCCCGGAGGCCCTGATGGCCAACTATTTCGTACGCCCCACGAACGGCAGCGACACGAACGACGGCCTGGACTTCCACGGGTTCGGCCTGACGGCGGGATCGTATGACGATCTCGGGCACGGCGATGGTGACTACCGTCTGAGCGAGACAGGCGCGTTCACCGGATACACCTGGGTCTCTGGCGACACGATATACCTGAGCGGCGGCGCGGGGATCACGGCGGGCCTGTACGGCATCGCGTCGAAGGTGTCGAACGACGTGATACTCCTCGCGGCGAGCGCGGGGTCCGACTCGACCGCAGATGTGACGTCCGCGTCGGGCGCATTCCTGACGATCCAGAAGGGCCTGGACACGGCCACGGCGGGGGACACCCTCAGGTGCTGCAAGGAGGGGTCAAGCCCCCACGAAACATCCGCCGCTCAGATCGACGTGGACTTGAACGACGGCACCTCCACCGCTCCCATCTCCATCGTTGCCGCCAATGGCACGACCGGGGTGATCGAGCGGAATAACGGTCGATATGTAATCCAGATATCGGCCTCGGTGTCTCGGGTCATGTATTTCAACGGCAAGGGCGACTACACAATCTGGGAAGACATCGAGTTCGACGGGAACAACAACGCAACTTCTGCGGACTTCATTACATCGGCGGGGACATCCACATCGAACGTGGACTGGTTCCGGTGCGGGTTCATCGAGACAACCGCGACGGCAAGGTATGTCCGAGCCCGGTCGAACTACCAGTTCACCCAGTGCTTTTTTGAGGGTCCTGGTCTTGTAATGGCGTCTTCGTATGCCTCTGCGTGGTCCTGCACGTTCATCGACTGCACCAAGTCGCCCGCTCTCGATCTGGCGGCGGCGGGTTCCGATGGGCTGTTCAACGTCATCATCGGGGCCTCCGGAGACGGCATCGAGGTCAACTACAACCAGCGGGCCATCGGTAACGTCATTATCAACTGCACCGGAGACGGTATCTACTCGGATCAGAACCAGGGAATTGCGTCCTCGACTGTGATATACAACAACGTCCTTGTCGGGAATGGTGATTACGGCCTGCGAGTCAAGTCCACGGGATACCAGGGCGACGCCCCCCTCCCGGTGGACTACAACCACTACTACAACAACACGAGCGGCGCGATCTACGACGGGTCGGCTGGCATCTCGGAGGCGAACGCGAACACCACGATCGCGTACGGCACGAACAACACGACCGGAGACCCGGGCCTGACGAATATCACGTCTGGCACCGAGGACTGGTTGCCGTCGTCCGACTCGGCAGCCGTGTACGGCACCGGTCTCCGACCCCCAAGCCGAGACGGGACGATACCCTCGACGGGGACAACGATGGGGCCGATGGCCCCGGCGGCCGGGGGCGGGGGCAGCGCTGGAGGGTGTAGCATCATCGGCGGGGCGATCGTCCGGGCCGTGGGAGGCGTATGATGGAAGCGACCATTGGTGACACGATCTACTTCGACTTCGTCACGCACCGCTTCGACACCGGCGCGGCAACCGACGACGACGCGACCCCGACGGTGGAGGTCTTCGAGGATGCGACCGACACGACCGTATATGCCCTGACCGCAGTCAAGCGGACGGCGAAGACGGGGAACTACCGGGTCGCCATCGCGGCTACCGGGGCCAACGGCTTCGAGGCCGGGAAGTCGTACTCCGTCATCGCCACGGCCACGGTCAACAGCGTGATCGGCAAGGGCGTCGTGGGGCGCTTCACGGCGCGCGCCAATGACATCGAGGACGTAGCCCTCGCCACGGCCCTCGCCACGGCCCAGACGGACCTGGACACGATCACCGGCTCCGACGGTGTGCTGATCGCCACGGCGGAGGACCACGCCACCGCCACGGCCCTCGCGACCGCCCAGGCGGACCTGGACGTCCTGACCGGAAGCGACGGGGCGACCCTCGCCACCGCCCAGGGCAACTACGCACCGGCCAAGGCCGGGGACGCGATGGCCCTGACGAGCGGCGAGCGCACGACCCTCACGGCGGCGATCTGGAACGCGGCGACGTCCGGCATGACGACCGTGGGCAGCATCGGCAAGAAGCTCGCGGACTGGAGCATCCACTCGGCCACCGACGTCTGGGCCGCCGCCACCCGGACACTCACCGCGTTCACCGGGTTCGGCACGGCCACCGAGGCCAAGCAGGACACGATGATCGCCACCCAGGCGAACCTCGCCACGGCCACGGCCCTCGCGACCGCCCAGGCGACCGTGGACAGCATCCTCACGGGCGCCCCCGCGCAGAAGTACGGCGGGCAGTACGGACCGGGCATCTACTACGACGACGGGGCAGCCAACACCAGCACGACGCTGGGCACCGACGGCACCTCGGCCAACCCGGTCTCGACCCTCGGCGCTGCCACTACTCTCTGCACGTCGCTTGGGGTGAACCGCATTTACATCCAGGGGCAGTCCACTCTGGCCCTGACCGGGCAGACGCTCACCGACTACGACATCATCGGAGGCGAGACTGCCGACGCGGCGACGGTCAACCTCGGCACGGCTGCCAGCCAGTCCACGTTGACCCGGTGCCGCATCATCAACTGCACGGTCTACGGCGAGCACGATGCCTCCGACCGCCTGCGGCTGCGGGACTGCCTCATCAACGACGCCCCCGCCGCCGAGGTCACGTTTCTCCACGTGCTCGCCATCAACTGCGGGCTCATCGGCGACTTCGAACTCGACACGAGCACGAACAACATCTTCGAGGGATGCTACTCGGGGGTCGCGGGCAACTCCTACCCGGTCTGCACCGCCACGGGCGCGGCGGGGACTGTGGTCTTCCGCCACTACTCCGGCGGCATCGGCTTCGAAAATCTGTCCGCAAGCCACACGGCGAGCGTCGAGGGCGCGGGGCAGGTGGTGTTCGAGTCGGGCTGCAACGTGAACGCCTCGGTATCGATCCGTGGCACGATGAGCGTGACGGACAACACGGCGGGGATGACCTCGCTGACCGAGACGGCTCGCATCGACCGTCCGGCGATCAACGCCGAGGCCGACACGGCCATCTCAGACGCGGCGCTCGCCACCGCTGCGGCTCTCGCCACGCACGACGGCAAGCTCGACACGCTCGACACCGTCGCGGACGCGATCAAGGCGAAGACGGACAACCTCCCCACCGACCCGGCCGACCAGTCCCTGGTCATCGCGGCCACGGACGCCATCGTCGCGGCCATCGCCGCCCTGAACGACCTCGACGCCGCCGGGGTCCGGGGGGCCGTCGGCATGGCTGCGGCGGACCTGGACACCCAGATCGCGACCCTCGCGACCACGGCGGACCTGGGGGTGGTCGATGGGGTGGCCGACTCGATCCTCGCGGTCGTCGGCAGCGGGACGCACGGCAACGCCGCGATCAAGGTCCTCATCGACACCCTCGACGCCGTCGCGGACGCGGTGAAGGCCAAGACGGACTCGTTGACGTTCACCCAGGCCGGTCACGTGGACGCCAACGTGCAGCGGATCAACGACGTCGCGATCACGGGCGACGGTAGCGGGACACCCTTCGGTGTGTGATGCCAGCCGCTGACCCCGGCCTACCGATCTGGCAGCCCGGGACGTGGGCCGCCACCGTCTGGGAGGACGGTGTATGGCGCTCGACGTTCGCACCACCGCGCGAGGCCACCTTCACGGATGACCTCGCGCGGTCGTTCACGCCGTCGCTCCTGCGGTCGTTCACGGACGACCTTCAGCGACGGATCACCGACTCGTAGACGGGGGCAGGATCTCGGTCCTGACAACCCCCCGCTCGTGGTCCTCGGTGATCCGCACGACGCTCCCCCGGGGCGTGAACCGCAACTCGGGCTCGCGCGGCTCCGTGGCATCCCGGAGCGTGGGGATGGTGAGCGACAGGACCTTCCGGTCGCGGTCCCGGCTCACGACGCACCCCCCGCCTCGACGCGGCGCCTGACCCCCGCGTCGTAGCCGACCGCGTACGCGTCGGGCTGTCCGTCCCGCCGGGTGTTTCCGCGCACGCCGTCGTAGTGGCCGCGCCGGTAGGCGGCCTGGTACTCGCGGCGCCGGGACGTCTTGCGTCGGCGGCGGTCCGCATCCAGGGCGGACTGGTTCACGAACGTCTTGCGACAATGGGGGCACGTGGGCATCAGGTTCTTCCCTTGCTGTTTCGGGTGAGGCGCACGAGGCGCGGGGTCATCGTTGGGCGGAAGTGGTCGTGGTCCGGCGCGCGCCATGATCGGCACCCGGCGCACCACTTCGCGCCCTCGTCCACCGCCGCCTTGGCGGCACACTTCTGGGTGCAGTACTGGGGCATCTCGGCGGGCCACCGGGCCGGGCGCCGGACGCACCACCGGCATCGTGGGGTTCCGGCGCGCATCATGGGAGGAGCGTGCCGGGGGTCCGAACGACGACGAGCACGCCCGGCGGGCCGTCCTGGCGCTCGTGGACCTTGCGGGCGATCAGTTCGCACACCTGGGCGTCGTCCGCGAAGACGATCCCCTGGGCGGCGTCCATGACGATCTTGGCCAGGTTGTCCACGTCGGGGCGCGTGGCCTTCCACTTGAACGGGGACGGCCGCCGGACGCGCCGGTCGCCCGATAGGGGCGGGTGGATGGCGGTCACGGACATCGACAGGGGGCCGGTGAACATCTCGCGGCCCCGCATGGCGGTCACCAGACCGGCGCGTATCCGCCGCCGCCACGCAGCGACGTGGGGCGCCTCGAAGAACCGCACGCGGCGACCTCGGCCGTTCTGGCGGGATCTCTGCCATGCGACCGGGGCGCCGGGGATCTCAACGAGTAGCAGTACTTCGGCCATGCGGTACACGGTACACGATGGCGGGGACGCCTTGGGGCGCCCCCGCCTGGGGTCTCATCCGACGCGCGCCGTTACCAGCGGCTGACGCACCGGCGGAGGACGTGATCCCGGGGCAGCATGTGGGCGGCCTCGCGTGCCCATGCGCGGGCGGCCTCGTACTTCGCGCCCTCGATGACGTTGTGGATGGCGCTGGTGGAGCGGCTGTTCCACCGCTCCCGCACCATCTGCTCCACGATGTCCTCGACCTCCTTGGCGATCGTCTCGGACGGGCGCCCCTCGCGTCCGGCCATGATGGACTTCCGCCACCGGCCGTCCTTGTTCGCGAAGCGCGTCCAGCGGGCCTGGACCTCCTCGGCGTGCGCGAGGCGCTCGCCGTACCGCTCCACGGTCCACTGCCACGACACGCCCTTGGCGATGTCGGCGGTCACCTCGGCGCGCAACTTGTCGTAATCGTTCCGGGCGACCTGGGCGCGCTTCATGCACTGCTCGATGATCCCCCACTCACCCTCCGGCATCCGCTTCGCCGCGTCGATGGCGATGGCCCGCTTGGCGATGTCCTTGAGGCGATCGACCTCCCGGCTCAGGATGCGCGCTGCGGCGTACTTGGCGTCGCTCACGGAGTCGCGAGCGTGCTGGTCGCCGGTCTTGCTGTCGGCCACCAGGCGGCCGCCGCAGTTCGTGCGGGTGATCGCGAAGCGACCGCAGTCCGACGTGTACTTCACCTCATCCCACTCGTCGCGGCCCCGGGTCCAGCTCAAGGTTGTCTTGGTCATCGTCATGTCTCCGTTTTCCGCCGACCCCCACGGCCGACACGCAGAACGATAAGCCCTGCGCCATGCGGCGTCGAGTGCATTCTCGGAAAACCCCCACGGACCCCAGAACGCACACGACCCCCGGCGACGGATCGCCGGGGGCGTGGCTGGGAGACACCATGGCGCGAGGTGGTGGCGCTTGACCCCCGGAGGTTCGCCCGGGATGGGGTGGTCGCACGCCGAGCGCCCGATGAAGGAGAAATGTACCACGCGGCACGGACACGCGCTGCTAGAACGAGTCCGCCACCGTGTCGCGAGCCGCCTTCTCGGCCATCGCCGCACGCACACGCTTCACGGTCCGGCTCACCGTCTTCACGCTCACCCCGTACTCGGTGGCCAACGCCCCCTGGGTCTCACCCCGCCCGTAGCGGAGGAATACCTCCTCCTGCTGGGCGGTGGACAACGCCGCCTGGGGCGCCGTGATGATCGCCTTGGCCGGGACGCCGGTGTCGCCGCGAAGCGTGATCTGGCGGCCGTCAGCGTCCACGATGACCCGCAGGGTGTCGGGCGCCAGGTCCTCGTCCGACATCTCGGCCAGGCCCGGGTGGAACTCGTACCGGACCGTGCGCTCGCGCCAGTACCGTGACTCATCCCGGGGCATGCGGCAATAGCCGAAGCGGACAAGTGTCCGCAGCGCGGCCTCCACCACCGACACCTCGGCGCCCGGGATGATGTCCCGCATCTCCGGCGGCGTCATGGATCGGTCGGAGGGGTCGAGGCGTAGACGGTCGCGCATGATGGACGCGATGCGACGGGCGAGGACCAGTTCGGGCGTGTCGCAGATCGTGACCTCCATGGCCCGCCGCGTCTCCTCGGCCAGCCAGTCCTGGGCCGCCGTCGCCCAACGCACGCACTCCACGGGGATCGGATAATTCGCGGCGCGCGACAACAGGCCGTCGTGGGCCAGGGTGGTGAGGTGGTAGAGGGCGGCGAGGCGTAGGGCGGCCATCGCCTGCTTCTCGATCATGCCCGACACCGGCCCCGACTCCCCGGACGTCGCCGCGCGCATCTCCTCGCACCACTGCTCGTAGACGATGAACTCGTGGAACGCCTCGCCGGTGAGGGTCAGGACGTTCATGCGCGGCCGCGTGGGGGCGGATAGATCGTTGTCGGCGATGCCGTGGACGTCGCCCCCGAACGTCGGCTCGTCATCGCCCCCCGCCGCCTCGTCCTCCTCGTCCTCGGGTCGCATCGCGGCGAAGGTCAGGAGGGCGTCGATGACCCGCCCCCACCACGCCTCCGCCGCCGCGTCCGGTTCGGCCGGTTCGGCCACGAGGTTCCGGGCCGTGTCGTAGCCGGGGACGCGCACGACCGAACATCGGCTCAGGAAGCCGCTGCTGCGGAGGTTCGCGCTGCCCATCATGCCGTTCAGGACGTCGGGCTGGAGGGCCATCAGCAGCGACCCGACGAGGCGCGGGCTGTGGATCTGCGTATCATTGTTCCGACGGGAGATGCCGCCGGGGAGGCCGTCGGCGAACGGCAGGATCATCGCCTCCTGCGTCCGGCCCGCGTACCCGCCCATGATGATCGACGCCATCCCCCGGCCCTCGTGGGCGATGATGCTCCGGGCGATCGGCGACTGACACGACACGACCAGAAACTGCTCCGGGGTCACGTTGTCCTCGATCACCCGCAACTCGGCGGGCGCCTCGAACTCGAGGGCCATGTCGATCTCGCGGATCGCCGCCATCGCGTCCTCCCACTCCGCGCCACGGTCGAGGTGCTCGATGTCGCTGAGGGCGCGCTTGCGCTGCTGGATCAGGGCGTCCTTGCGGCCCCGCCACTCGATCTCGTCCGCGCGGAACTCCACCGCCCGCGCCGCCTCCCACTCCCGCATCGGGCGGGTGACCGCGTTGATCGTGCCGGTCTTCCGACTCCCCGACCCGGCGCCGAACAACGCCCACCGCGCCAGGCACGGCTCGCGGTACACCCTCGCCGGGCGCTCCACCCCCCACTCCACCCGGTCCACCGCCCACGGCTCCCCGGCCGATGCGGCGAGGACGGGGGCGATGGTCACGAACACCTGTTCGCGGTGGATCTGCATGCTGGCCGCGAGGCTATCCACGAGGCGGAGGATCATGGGGGGCGCGACGCCAATGGTGGGGAGGGGCGTCATGGCGTCGGGAACGTCCAGGGGCTCCAGCCGCCGGTCCTCCCACCAGTCCGCCGGGGGGTCATCGTGGCGCGCGTCGTCATCCCCCGGGCCGTCACCGGCGAGGGCACGTTCGGCGGCGTCGATGAGGGTGGCGACGGTGCCGCCGTGCGCGAGGTAGTCGCGGAGGTCACGGCCACGGCGTTCCGTCACGGCGTCCCACAGGTCGAGGACGGTGACCGGGATGCCTGCGGCCGCCAGTTCGTCGGCCACGGCGGTCGCACCACGGACCCCCGCCGCGTCGGCGTCGTAGATCACGGCGACGCGGTACCCGGCGAGGAGGGCGGCGCCACCCCCGGGCAGCCCACTGGTGGCGCCGTTCGATGACGTGACCACCGGGACGCGGACCCCCTCGGCGGTCGCCGCCCACGTGACGGCCGCCATGTCCGACTCACCCTCCACCACGAACGCGAGGCGACCACGTTGGCCCCCGATGATGTCGCGCGTCACGATCACGCCGGGGTCCTGGGTACCCGACCGGCACGGCTCGAAGAACGTCCTGACCCGGCCGTCCCGTCCCCGCCCCCCGCGCACCTTCACCCCGCACACCACCCCCGACCCGTTGACCACGGGGACGCGGACGACGTCACCCGACCGGACCCACCCGAGGGCGTTGAGGACGTCGGCCGTGGGCGGCCATGCGGTGAGGGGTGGAATGTCGCGAGGCGCGTCATCGGGGGGCATGATCCCCGGGCGCGGCCCCACCGCAACCTCGGCCACCGGCCCCTTCGGCGGGGTCACCGTACGGGGCGCAACGGGGGAACGTGGGGGCGCGGGTCCATCGCCGGGGGGCAGGAAACCGGCCCCCCGCAGGGCCTCCGCGATGTCGGCGAAGTCGGTGAGGCCGAGCCGGTCGCCGTAGAGCGAAACGGCGTCACCACGCGCGCCGCAACCGTGGCACTTCCACGCGCCCGTCTCGGCGTTCAGGGACGCGCTGGGGTTCCGGTCCTCGTGTTCCGGCGTTGGGCACCGGACCTTACCCCGGGGGCCGATCGTGGGGAACAGGTGGGCGATGAGGGCGGGGAGTCGCCCGTGGGTTTCGATGTCGTCGCGGATGGTCATGCAGGTGTCTCCAGGGCGTCCCCATCGACGCCACCACCGCACGGTATCACATGGCGGGGACTGGGACACTTCGGGGGGGGCGAACTGGACAAGTGTCCCACCCCCCAGGCACGAAGGACTCGGACAAGTCCCACCCCTCCCCGGGTGTAGCCGTAAGATTAGAGAGTGTAGAAGTAAGTCTTGTCTGTCTGTTGGCGGAAGCGACCCCGGATAGGCGCCCGGACCGCCCCGGACGGCCCCGGGCGGATGTACCGGACAAGTCCGAGGGGAAGTGTCCTTCCCCGCCATTGGCGCATGTCGGACCCGCGTGGTACCGTCGCCTCACGTCGCCATTCCGGCGACCAAGGAGGCACCCGATGACCGACGACTTCGCCCCGTACGGGCTCGACCTGTGGGGCAACCCACTACCACCCCCCTCGTCCACGCGAAACGCCCTCGCCGACGCGTTCATCCTGCCGCCGTTCAGCGTCCTACACGCTGGCGCCGGGCCGTGGCAGGACCGGAAGCGCGGCTGGAAGGCCCTGGGCATCCGCAGCGAGGTGGGGCGCGACGACGGCCTCTGCTACAACATCGCCGACTGGATCGACAAGACGGACGACGTCAAGGATGGCGGCCAGTCGGACACGTCGATCTTCGACCCCGTCCTGTGTGAGCTGGCCTACCGCTGGTTCTGCCCCCCGCGCGGCAACATCCTCGACCCGTTCGCGGGTGGATCGGTGCGCGGCATCGTCGCCGCCGTCCTCGGGCGCGAGTACAACGGGGTCGATCTACGGAAGGCCCAGGTCCTGGCGAACCGCGCCCAGGCCACCGAGATCCTCGGCGTCAACGCCCACCGCGCCACGTGGCAGGCCGGTGATAGTCGTCACGTGATCCCGAACGGGTGGCCCGACGTCACCGGGTACGACATGGTCTTCACGTGCCCCCCGTACGGCGACCTCGAGCGGTACAGCGACGATCCCCTCGACCTGTCCACGATGGACGCCGACGCGTTCCGTGAGGCGTACGCGGAGATCATCCGGGCCGCCTGCACCCGCCTGCGCGCCGACCGGTTCGCCGCCATCGTCGTCGGGAACTTCCGCGACAAGCGCGGCACGCTCCGCGACTTCGTGGGCGAGACCATCGCGGCCGCCACGTCGGCGCCCGGCGTGCGGTACTACAACGAGATCATCCTCCAGACGGCCACGGGCACGTTGGCGATGCGCGCCAGGAAGCAGTTCGACGTGTCGCGCAAGATCGGGCGCACGCACCAGACCATGCTGGTCTTCGTGAAGGGCGACCCGAAGGCCGCCGCGCGCGCGATCGGTCCCGTGACCGACGGGGACGGTGTCTGATGCCGGACCCGTTCATCGACGTCTCCCTCACCCCCGTCGCCCCCGACGGTTCGGGGCACCTCGTGAAGCGCGAGGACCTGGCCATGAAACTCGGCCCCGGGTCACCGTCGGGGGCGAAGTGCCGGGTGTACGCCCGGATGATCGCGGCCCACCCGCCGGAGGCTATCCTCGTGGTCGGGTGCTCCGCCACGTCCCTCATGCAGGTCTACGTCGCCGCGATGGCGCGGGCGTACGGCCGGGAGGGGCACGTGTTCGTATCGGCGCGCGCCACGGAGTCGCCGGAGACCAGGTACGCCCGCGAGTGCGGCGCCATCATCCACCCGGTCCGGCCCGGATACCTGTCCGTGTGCCGGGCGCGCGCGAAGGCGTGGGCCATCGCGGACGGGCGACCGGTCGTGCGGTGGGACCGCCGACTCGCCACGGTGGACTCGGGCCTGCAGACGCACAACGTCCCCAGGGACGTGACGCGCATCGTTGTCCCGGTCGGGTCCGGGGCCGTCATGGCCGGGATCATCTCGGGCCTCGCCATCCGTGGGCGGTCACACGTCCACGTGTCGGGGGTCGCCGTGTCGGGCATGGCGACCCTGTCCGGGGTGTTCGACATGGCCCGCGTGTTCACCGGTAACTCGCCCCTGCCCCCGGCCACGCTCCGACTGCACGGGTCCGCGTACGACCGCCCGGAGCGGGTGGAGGTGGCCGGTATCGGGGCGCTGGACCCCGGGTACGCGGCGAAGGCATGGGGCCACATGACCCCGGGTGACCTGTTCTGGAACACCGGCCGACGGCCGATGGGGGCGACCGATGTCTGACATCAGCGACGAGGTCAAGTGCCAGCGTGAGTTCCTGATACGGACCCGCGACATGGACGCGAGCCACATGGAAATCTTCCGCGAACTGCTGGCGGAGCGCGAGGCCCGCGAGAAGGCCGAGCGCGAGCGGGACGAGGCGCGGAACGCGACGCGCGGGGTCAAGGCCGCGCTGACGAACGCGCGTGATGCGTGGAAGACCCGCGCGGAGCGGCTGGAGGCGGCGCTGCGATCTGCGAAGGCGTGTGAGGGTGCGCCTGCGGACGCCTCGCGCTGTCTGTACTGCCAGCGTGCCCCAGACGAGCCGACGACGGCCACCAACGAGATCGCCCAATCTCCCGGCGATGCCGCTCACCAAGCGTGCGGGGGTGACTCGTGAAAACCAAGAACGCCCTGGCATTCGGCGGCTTCGTCCTGGCCGCATTCCTCGCCATGATCTACGCGGCGATCTGGACGGACCCCGGGATGTTCCGGGACCGCCTCGTCTACACGGCCTGCGTGACCCTCATCGGCGGCGCCGTCGCCATGGCCGGTCTGGCGAACTACGACTCCGACTGGTGACCGGCCGGTGTCCCCGCCACGTGGTACGGTGGCGATCGTTCCGATGAACCGGCGCCACGCGCGCCACGACCAAGGAGATACACGTGGGCAGAATACTTGGCCTGAACGGCCGCGACCCAGCACCCCAGGAGCCCAGGGCGGACGGGGTCATCGCCTCCAACGACCTGGGCGACGGCATCGTCCTCGACCGGTACGCCACCCGCGACCACTGGCTCGAGGCGCGCAACGCGTTCGTGACGGGCACCGACGCGGCCGTCCTCGTCGGCGGCTCCCCCTACTCGTCGCCCCTCATGGCATGGTGCAAGAAGGCGGGCATCATCCCGCGCACGCCCGACGAGGACGCGCCCCAGTACCTGCGCCTCGGGAACTTCCTCGAGGCGTCGATCATGCAGTTCCTGGCCGCCGAGTCGGGAACGAAGATCCTGCGGACCGCGAACACCCTCGCCCGTAATGACGCGCACCCCGAACTGGCCCACAGCCCGGACGGGTTCGTGGTCGGGGCACGGGGCGCCCCCGTCCGCATGGTGGAGATCAAGAACGTCGGCCACTTCAGCGCCGACCAGTGGGACGACGGCCCGCCGTCGTGGGTCATCGCCCAGTGCCAGCACGGGATGCTCGTGACCGGCATGCCCGAGACCTACGTTGGCGCCCTGATCGGCGGGAACTCCTTCCGCTGGTTCGTCGTCCCGGCCGACCCCGGGTATGGCGATGAGTCCGCCGCCGTGATCGCCGACTTCGCACGCCGCCTCCGCGACGGGGATGCCCCCGATGCCGGGGACAGCGACGCCGACCGCGAGGCCGTGATCGCCATGAACCCGAGCCACAAGGCGGACCCCGTCACGCTGGACCTCGACGCCCTCGCGCTCACCGATGAGCACGACGAGATCTCCGCCAAGATCAAGGAGCTCAAGGCGCGCAAGAAGGCCATCGGCACGCGGATGATCGCGGCCCTGGGTGGCGCCCCGGTGGGCGTCCTCCCGGACGGCCGCAAGTGGACGTACCGAACGACCACCGTTGAGCCCCGCACCCGGGCCGGGTACACGTTCACGAGCATCTACGCGCCGCGCGCGAGGGGGAACAAGTGACCGCCGCCGACACCCCCGACGACGGGGCCAACGTGATCGAGTCCACCCGGGCCGAGGTGGTGGCGTTCTGCGCCCCCAAGGGCGAGGGGCGGAACTACGTCGCGGTCACGGCCGACATGACGCGCCAACTGCACGCCATGGCCGTGACCCTCGACCTCCTCCACGAGTGCGAGGCCGACGTGTCGAAAATGACCGTTGGCCTCGTCTGGGGAAATCCCCGGGTGTCCACGTTCGGCGGGGCCGCCGGTCGCCTCGGGGCGTACGTGGACGAGAACGGGGTGGGGATGGCCAGGATCCCGAAGACCAAGGCGATCGGGTACGGCCACATCACCCGCGACGGGGTGACGATCGAGGTTCAGATCCACGACTACTTCTCCAACTGACCCCTCAACCGGCGGCGCGGGATGAGCCCGCCCGCCGAGTTTCGGCGCGCGTCGGGATTATCCTGGCGCGCGTCGTCCACATGGCGTAGTGTCCGGGGCGTCGGCGGCCGTGGGGGTCGGCGACGACGGAGACCCGCCGATGACCTCAACCAGAACGATGCCCCGCATGGTCCCGAACGGACCGACGACCGGACCCCGCCGACGGGTGCGCGATAGCCAGCGGGCGAAGTGTTACCGATGGGATCGCCTCATGTGCATGCGCCTCGGCACGACCGCCAACGGTCGCCGGTTCCTGGGCCTCACGAGGGACGAGATGCAGCGCCTGGCCGACGACGTCTGGCGCTCCGTGCGCGGCGCCACCGGCCCGGCCCTGGTGTTCAAGTGGCGGCGTCGCCGGGCGACGCGGTCCCGTGGCGGGAATGGCGTGATCGAGATGCGCCAGGACTCCTACTCCGGCGAGTCGATCATCCACGAGGTCGCGCACGCCCTCCACTGGACCCCCTCGACGTGGCTGCACCACGCGGGGCACGGCCCGGAGTGGGCGCGCATCATGGCGGACCTCATGATCGAGCACAGCCCGTTGACGGCAGACCAGGTCTACGCGGCGGCGGCCCAGGCGGGCGTCGTCATGGCCCGCGAGTCCCTTCACCCCGTCCGCCTGGAGGTTTTCAAGAAATGAACGACACGACCAAGCCCGCCCCCCGGGTGTGCGCGTGCTGTGACGAGCGGTTCCGCCCGACGACGTGGACGCAGGGCCTGTGCCCCGCGTGCCTCGCGTGGATGGCCGACAACCGGCCGGTGACGAAGTGACCCGCGAGGACTATGCGGCGATCCGCGAGGTATGCGTCGCCATGTGGCCCCTGATGTCCGTTCTCGGCGCCGCCCTCATGGTGCGCGTCGTTTGGTGCGCGTGGCGATCCAGGGGCCGGTAGCGTGTCCCCGCCGCGTGGTAACGTATGTGACCGGTCGATGATGACCGTGAAGGAGGAACCCGATGGGACAACCGAACTTGACCCCCGCCCAGATCGCGGCGGAGAACCAGGCGATGCTCGCCAGCGAGTCGTTCCAAGCGAAGCTCGCGAAGACCATGCCCCAGGTGGGGATCACGCCGCAGCGGTACGTCCGCATGATCGCGGCCGCGTTCACGATGAACCCGAAGCTCTGGGCGTGCTCGCGGGCGTCGATCACCCGCGCGCTGCTGTTCAGCGCCCAGACCGGCCTCGCCCCCACCGGCCGGGGTGGCATCCACCTCGTGCCGTTCAAGAACCGGGGCGTCCTCGAGATCACGCCGATCATCGACTATCGGGGCGCCATGAAGATCGCGCGCCGGTCCGGTGACGTCGTTCGCATGGACGCGGACGCCGTGTACGAGCGGGACGAGTTCGAGTACGAGAAGGGGGCGTCGCCCCGCCTCGTCCACCGCCCCTTCCTGGGTGACGATCGCGGCGACCTCGTCGCCGTCTACGCGGTCGCCCACCTGCGGGACGCCATCGACCTCCCGATCTTCGTGGTGCTGTCCAAGCATGACGTGGATCAGTACAAGGCCCGGTCGAAGGCCCGGTCGAACGGCCCCTGGGTCACCGACTACGCGGCGATGGCGAAGAAGACGGCGGTCCTCCGCCTGTGCAACCTCCTCCCCGCCGACGACGACGACCAGCGCCTGCTGGCCCTCGCGTCCGGCGCCGACTCGCACGACGGCGACTCGATGCTCGACGCCGTCGTCCCGCCCACCGCGAACGTCGCTGCCGACGTGAGCGACCCGTCCGACGAACCGGACCCGCCGGGGGGCATCGACCCCGAGACGGGCGAGGTGGAGGGGGACGCCCCCGTGTCGCCCTTCCCGGACGCCCCGTTCTGACCCATCGGCGGAGGCGCTCGTTGCGCCCCCGTGTCTCCCAGCGCAGGGGGTGGCCGCAAGGCCGCCCCCTGTTGCGTTGGTGGCGCGCGCGGAAAAGTTCACCACTCGACCAGATCGACCTGGTGACCGCGTGGCGTAGGGCGTAGTCTCCTCCGTGTCGGCGATGGGGCCGACGAGGAGACACAGCCATGACCGATCGCAAGAACACCATCCGCGCCGACAACATCGAGTGCGCGGCCGACCTGGCCCGCCGGATCGTCACCGACCTCGAGCGCCTCGAGCATCTCGCCAGGCTCGCCGACGCGCACGACGCCAAGACGGGCGCCCTCACCATCGCGGCCTGGGTCGCCAACATCGCCGACGCCCTCGAGTCGGTCGGCCTCCCCCACCTCACCCCCGAGGACGCCTGGGCCGCCGAGCACACGCCCGCCGGGCGGACCACCTGTGACGATCTGGTTCGCGCCCTCGCCACGGCCCTCTACCGGACCGTCGGACCCCGCGACGCCTCGAAGTTCTTCATCGACGCGGACAGCCAGGCCCTCGACGCCATCGCCCTCCCGTACCTCGACGCCATCGCGCTCCTCCACGGGATCACCGTCCGCCGACACACGCAGTGCGCGTGGATCACCGGCAAGCACGACGTCTAAATCACCACCACCAACGCGGCCCCCGCACGGGGGGCCGCCCCACCGGGGAGACCGACCGATGACCCAGACCCAGATCCGCGACGCGCTCGACCTTGTCGATGATGTCGCCTTCACCGCGTCCCACGACGACGACGGGGACACGTGCCCCCGCATCAGCCTCGTGTGCGACATCGAGGCCGCGCGCGACGACACGGGCGCACCGTGGACGACCGCCCGCGCCCTCCGGCACCTCGCCGACTCCGGGATGATCGCCACCATCGACGCGTGCGACCACGGCGGCCCCCTGCCGTACGCCGTGCAGATGCTGGCCCGCCCCTGCTACCCGGACGACCGCATCCGCGCGGACCGGATCACCGCCGACATCCGCGCCGGGGGTGCATAGTGGCGCGCGCCGGTAACCGCGAGGCCGGTCGCGAGGCCCGCGTAGTGGGCCGCAAGACCGGGGGGCGCCCCGCCGCCCCACCGACACCCCCCGCCGTCGATAGCGGCGCGTGGACGCCCGCCTGCATGGACGCCGGGGACGTGGACCCGCACTGGGGCCTGTCGCCCGCCATCGGGGCCGCGTCGTTCGCGCAGTACGACTTCGAGGACGCCCTCGGCGTCGAGTAATGGCGCGCGGGGGATGTCCCCGCCGCATGGTAGGCTACACACGATGGCCGGTATGGGATCGGCCGAGAAACGGAGACACGAGATGAAGAAGAACCCGAACGCCCGCCGCCGCCGGTCCGCCACGTGGCACCTGAAGTCCTGGCCCACGATCATCGGCACGATGGGGGAGCGGACCCACGACCAGCTCGCCGCCGCCCTGAACCTCAGTAGCAACGGGCTCACCACCGCCTGGGTCCGCTACTTCCGCGACGCGTCGCCCCCGGTGATCGTCCGCGAGCGGGTGGCCGTCGATGGCCGCCTCCGCTGGGTGTACCGTCTGCCGACCCCGGCCGACGACGTCGCCGACCCCCACCGCAGGGAGACCCGCCGGGGGGCCGGGCAGATGATGCTGCCCCAGGCCGCGTCCACGGTGGCGACCCCGGCGCGGGTGACCCCGGACCCCGACCCGGTGCGGGCCACCCCGACCCAGACCCCGACCCCCTCGCCGAACCTCGCCGGGTGGGTCCGCTTCCACGACGACTCCGGCGCCCTGGCGTGGGTTCGCGCCCGGGACGTGTCCGAGGTGGCCGACGCCACCACCGACCTCAACGACGGGACCTTCGGCCCCGCCCGTACGCTGCTCACCGTCGGGACCGTCGGGCGGACGATGGTGGCGAGGGGGTGCGCGGAGGACTTCATCCTCGCCATCGGGGGCGCCGTGAGGTCGGTCACCGAGTAGGGCGGGAGCGGAACACGCGGCGCGCGCTGGAAAACATCCGGCGCGCGCCGTTTTCATATTGGACCCACGGCGCCGCATGGCGTAGACTCGGGGCACGTCGGGAATAGACCCGGCGACAAGGAGACACACGATGAGCAGCAAGTTCGCACAGACGACCGCCAAGGCCACGACCGCATACGAGGCGATGCGCGCCGCCGGAGCCGACTTCACCGTCCGCCTCGAGGACGTGCAGGCCGTTAACCCCGAGTGGCGCAGCGACGAGAACCCGATCCCGTGGCGCGCGATGCTGAAGGACGACGGCACCTTCTTCGCGATGGTCGGGAGCCGGTACGCGGTGATCCAGCCCGAGCAGGTCGGGGCCATCGCCGACGCCGCCGCCGGTGAGGGCGCGACGTTCGACAACGTCGCCGTCTGGAACGACGGCCGCACCATCGCCTTCCAGATGGGCCTCCCGGGTGGCGGCGCCGACATCGGTGGCAGCACGGTCGTCCCCGCCCTCACGATCCTCGCCGGGTACGACGGCAAGACCGCCCTGCAGACGATGCTCACCACCACGAACCTCAACTGCAGCAACCAGTTCGTGATGTGTCGCCGCGAGGCCGGGCACGCCCTCCTCCGCGTCACGCACACGTCCTCCGCCCCGCAGCGCCTGCTGATCGCGGCCGGGATGATGCGCGAGGCCGCCGCCAACTGGGACCAGTTCCGGGGCCGGGCCAACGCCCTCGCCCACCGCGCGATGACGAACGCCGAGCAGGTGGCATTCGTCGCCAACGCCCTCGGCGGGGACCGTGACGCGAAGGACGCGCGCATCCGCAACCGGTACGAGGTCGCCCTCGCCGCCATCCGCTGGGAGCGCGAGAACGCGACGGGGAACCCGGACACGGCCTGGGTCGCCTTCAACGCGGTCACCAACGCCACGAACCACGCGGACGGGGTGGCCCGCGCCAAGCCCGGCACGGGGCGCCGCGCCGAGGCCGTCACCCGGGGCCGCCTGGCCAAGGTCAACGTCGCCGCGTTCGCCGCCCTCACGCGGTAACCGCGCGCGCCACGATCACGCCCACCACGGGGGCGGCCGCGAGGTCGCCCCCGTCGGCGTTGGTGCGGGGCGAGATTTATTCTCCGGAAGGGCGGATCGGTCTTGCGACCACGTGGCGCAGGGCTTATCGTCTCAGCACGGTCGCGATGGGGTGACCGAGAAACGGAGACACTGAGATGACCAAGAACACGAACGCCGCCGCCCACAAGATCCTCAACGCGATCGACAGCATGACCACGATGGGCCGCAAGGTCTTCGTCGCCCTGGTGCGCGGCCTCTACGCCGAGCCCGGGTTCAGCGACGTGGACGCGTACGACATCGCGGAGGCCACGTCGTACGCGACCACGTCGGTCCGCACGTGCCTGCAGCGCATGGGCCAGAAGGACCTGGTGATCGCCGATCACACCGACATCAACGACCGCAAGGCGTGCTTCTACCTGCCGACCTTCTGGTCCTCGTTCGGGTCGGCCGCCGAGGCGGCCGCCATCCGCACGGCGATCCTCGAGCGGTTCGACCCGCAGCAGATGCCGGTCGAGGTCGAGGCGGTCGAGATCCCCGCCCCGGCCCCCGCCCCCAAGAAGGCGAAGAAGGCGCGGGTGGCCAAGATCACGCTCGCCAACGTGGTCGCCACGGACGAGGACGGGACCACGAAGATCACCTGCGTCGAGTGCCTCCAGGTCATGCCCCTGGACGCCTTCTACCGGAACCGCGCCAACGTCAAGCGCCACGGCCGCAGCCGCGAGTGCAAGCCCTGCCTGAAGGCCATCCGGGCCGGGACGCAGGTCCGCATCGCCAAGTAGGCGCCGGGACACGGGAACCGGGCGGGGCCATCCGAAGGGGTGGCCCCGCTTTTTTTCGTCGCGCGCCGCGTTTCCCGCTGCGGTCCCCCCGCCGCGTGGCGTATCCTTCTGACGTCGGCGATGGGGCCGACTGGAGACACGACCATGAACAACACCGACACCCGCACCGTCAACGTCCGCAAGATCAACACGGGCGACGTCCTCGACCTCGGCGAGGTCGGGCGATACATCGGCTTCTCGGGGCACGTGACCGTGACCGAGGCGACCCCCACCTGGAACATCGTCCCGGCCGTGCGCGTCCGCCTCGCGGGCCTCAACGATGACGGGCTGATCATCGAGGACGAGATCGTCCTCGACGCCGTCGTGTCCCTGCAGCGGGTTCCGCCCCGGTGCGAGGAGTGCGGGGACCACGTGGACGCGTGGGGCGACATGTGCTTCATGTGCGACCCGAACACGACCGACGCCGAGCGCCGCGCCGTCGCGAACTTCCGCGACTGATGCGCCCCAGGGCCGGATGTCACCGCCACCCGGTAACATCCGGCCCATGCACGTGAGGCGGACCCCAGGGGTGGATTACGGGTCACCAGACGACCCGTACGCGGAGGCCTGCCCCCGGGCCGTACACCCCGACGTCGTCCAGGGCGTCCTGACCGGGCCGATCATCCGGCGCAACCGGCGCCCGGCCCCCGAGTGGAGGGTGGCCGAGATGGTGCGGCGAGCCGAGGCCCTTGACGTCCAGCGCGCCCTGACGCAGTCTCAAGAACGTGATCTCGCGGCACGCGGAGCCACCCTGTTCCGCCCGTGGTGCGAATGATCCACCCGCTACCGTCCGATCGTGGGCGTGAAGGAGGCGGCGATGTCCGAGCGCGCGTGGTCCCGACTGCCCGAGGAGCCGGAAGGCCGGTACCTGGCCTTTCTCCACTACCTGGCCCAGGGCGCAGACGTGGCGGATCGGTCCATCGCGGACACGGCGCGGGCAGTCAATGTGCGCGCATCGGTGGCGGTGGAGTGGTCGAGGACGCATGACTGGAACGACCGGGCGCGGGCGTTCGACGCGTCCGCTGCGGTCACCGTCCTCGATGACCTACGCGCCCAGCGCGCCGAATTCATACGGCGACACCTGCGCGTCAGCACGTCGTCGCAGACGATCGCCGAGCGCGCCCTCGGGCACCTGGGCATCATGCAAGACCGGTTCGATAGCGGGGCCGAGGCCGAGCCCCCCGTCATCCGCGCCACCGACATCAAGGCGCTGGCCGACATGGCCGCCGCCGCCGAGGCGCACGCGACCCAGATGGCGACCCAGAAAACGCCGGGCGACACGACCGACGGAACCGGCGGAGCCGACGTGGACGTGAGCCGCATCATGGCCGACCCCGCACTCCTGGAGCAGGCGTTGGCCCTCGGCGATGAACTCACCGCCTGACGGATCACCGAACCCGGACCTGTTGGCGCGCGTCAGGGACGCCGTCGCGTTCGCGACACCGGACCGGATGGCGGCCCGCCTCGACCCCCGCTTCGTCCGTCACCCGATGGCCCGCCTGATCGGCCGGACGGTCGCGCGCAAGTTCGCCGAGGGCGGCGGGTTCATCATCTTCGAGGCGCCACCGCGTCACGGGAAGTCGTGGATGGTCTCGATGTGGACCCCCGTCTGGTTCCTCCACTGGTTCCCCGGCCTGTGGGCCGCCGTTATCACGTACGGCGCGGCGTTCTCCTCGACGTGGGGCCGCCGCGTGCGGGGGATCATCGCGGCCTTCGGCGCGCAACTACGCCTCCGCCTGGACCCGGCCAAGCGGTCCGCGACCGAACTCGAACTGACCACCGGCGGCGGCCTGTTCTGCACCGGCATTGGCGGCGAACTGACCGGCCGTGGCTTCAGCCTCGTCGTAATCGATGACCCGGTGAAGAACGCCGAGGAGGCCCAGTCCGAGGTCATCCGCGAGAAGCATTGGGAGTGGTGGCAGTCCACGGCCGGGACGCGCCTCGAGCCGGGCGCCGTCGTAATCGCCATGATGACGCGATGGCACGAGGACGACCTCATCGGACGGATCAAGGCCGAGATGAAGGCGGACCCCGACAGCGAACAATGGGAGATCGTTCGCATCCCCGCGATCTGCGAGGAGGAGGGCGACCCGTTGGGCCGCGCCGTGGGCGACCCGCTATGGCCGGAACGCTACTCGCTCGAGAAGCTGGGGCTGATCGCGAAGCGGGTGGGCCGGTATTTCTGGGCCGCGATGTTCCAGCAACGACCTGCCCCCCTCGAGGGCGGCATCATCGAGCGCGGCTGGTTCGGCATCGCCGAGAAACCGGCGCGGCGCGAGTGCATGCGGGTCCGGTCGTGGGACTTCGGTGGGACGGTGGACGGTGACCCGTCGGCGGGCGTCCTGATCGCCCGGGACTGGATGGTCGAGCACACCACGATCGAGGACGTGGTGCGCGTCCAGAAACGACCTGGCGAGGTGGAGGAGGTGGTCCTCGCCACCGCCGCCCTCGACGGTCCCCATGTGACCATCCTCATTCAGCGCGACCCGGGCCAGGCGGGCATCGCCCAGTATGATCGGTACGTCCGCCTCCTCACCGCCGCCGGGCACCGGGTCGAGGAGTACCTGCCGACCGGCGACAAGCACCTCCGCATCGCCGCCACCGTGGCCCCGGTCGCTCAGGCTGGCGAGATGTCGCTGGTGCGTGCATCATGGAACGCGGCTTTCCTGGACGAGGCCGCCGCATTCCCAAACGGCACACATGACGACATTCTCGACGCCACGGCGTCAGGGCTTGACTATATCGCCGCGCTTCGGAAGCGAACCGCGCCTCGTCCCAGGACTGCCAACGAACGGGAGCACGATGAGCTCCTTAGTCGGGTGGTACCCGGTGGCGGGCGTCGATCGTCCGGCCGTCGGCGGCCCCCCAGGGGCAGGTGACCATGAGCATCGGGAACGACGACGGCAACGCTGGCTCGTACATGATGACGCGCGCGATCAACTCGCGCCTGTACGCGCACGCCCTTGGCGTCGCATACCGGAACGGCATCGAGGTTTACGACCCCGACTACGCCCTGGCCCAGGACCCCGAGTACTGGGAGAAGGTCCAGCGCGACCCGGTCATCAAGCACGCCTTCGAGGCGCGCTTGCACAAGGTCGCCGGACGCGACTGGCAACTCGTCCCCGGCAAGCGACGCGCGCGCCCGGTGGACGAGGACGCGGTCACGCTGATGGAGGAGATCGTGGACATGGTCCCCGGCCTCACGCAGGCCCGGTACCACCTCGCCAAGGGCGTGTTCCTGGGCGAGACGTGGGGATACATCGAGGGGTCGCGTCGGCCCATGACCGTCGGCGGACGCACCGGGAACTGGTGGCTCCCCACGCGGATCAGGAACATCGACAAGCGCCGCATCCGGTCCGTCCCCGACTGGGACTCCGGGGCCGCCGCCGGTCGCCGGATCACGATGGCGTACGAGATCCACGACATCGAGACGCACACGTGGGCGCCGATCCACCCGAGCGCCCCGCTGATCCATTTCGCCTACGACGACGAGGAGAGCCGCCTCGGGCATGGTCGCGGCCTGGCCGAGGCCATTTATTTCTACCACTACGCCAAGGGCATCGTGCTGCGCGAGGGCCTGGAGGGCCTCGAGAAGTGGGCGCGCGGGATGGTCGTGGCCAAGATCTCGGGCAAGGGCAGCTCGCCGCTGTCGAATGAAACGACGCGCGACGCGTACCTGGACGAACTGGAGCAGCAACGCCAGGGCGGCATCTTCGCGATGGACGCCGACGACGAGCTGGATGTCCTGTGGGCCGATGCGTCGGGACACACCCAGGTGTTCGCGTGGCTCGAGTACCTCGACCAGGCGATCACGCAGGTCATCCTCGGGTCGGTCCTCCCCACCGGGGGCGGCGCCGATGTCGGATCGAACGCGCGCGCCGAGGTCGAGTCGGACAGCACCGAGACCCTGGTGGGCTACGACCGGCGGGCGCTCTACGAGTCGATCTCGCGGTACCTCGTCGGGGCGATCTGGTACTGGAACCAGAAGGAAATCAAGGCCCTGGGCCTGGGCGATGCCGCCATGCCCCGCCTCACCGCGACGTCGGTTGACGAGTCCGACCCCGAGAAGGTGGCGCGCACCGTGGCCGCCATCCTTGGGGCCGGTATCCCGCTGGTGAAGACCGAACTCTACGACCGCCTCGGGTGGTCGATGCCGTCCGAGGATGACGAGATCATTGAGGGCGTCGCTCCGTCGGCGCCCGGTGACGACATGCCCGGGGGGATGCCGTTCACGGCACGCCGGGCGGGATAGGTGAACACGTGAAGACCGATCGGATCATCCGGGCCGCACGCGGTCGTTTTGCGGCGCGCGTCACGATGCACCCCAACGGGGGCCGGTACTTCGACGAGTCGAAGATCGAGCGCAACGCGGACGGGGAATTCGCCCCCAAGGGCGGCGGTGGTGGTGGTGATCGCAAGGCCCCGAACCCGACCGGCCGCGACCCCCGGCGGAACGCACCGGGCGGCGAGAACGAGACGCTCCGGGCCATCCGCAAGAAGTTCGACCCGAGTGGGGGCGGGGAGCGCAAGTCCACCGCCGCGCCCGTCGGCAAGCGAGCCGAGATGGCCCGCGAGATGCGCCACGCCATGCACGACGCGGGCCTGGCCCCCGGGTACGGAACCGCGATCAGCCCCAAGGCCAAGCCGACCCGCGAGGAGATCATCGAGTCCCTGCGCAAGGGGTCGGTCGAGGCCGTGCATGATCGGCGGGCCGTGGCGTACGACTCCGACGGGTACCCGGTCCTGTCGGGCGCGGCGCCCGAAACCGTGAACCGTGGCCTCGGGGACTTCCCCTTCGTCGTGGTCACGTACGACGGCCGGGGGCACGTCGCCGGGATCAGCAAGAAGAAGACGATGGACCTGGCCGAAAAGGCGGCCGCCAAGAACCCCGACAGCGAGGCGTTCGCGTACGAGTACGAGACGAACCTGGACGAGGTCCTGGCGATCAAGAAGGAACTCGGCCTTGGCGAGTCGTTCGCGGCGTCGCGGCCCCGCACGGACCCGACCCAGCCCGCGCGGTTCTTCGATGAGTCCAAGGTGAACCGCAACGACCAGGGAGAATTCGCCCCGTCGGGTGGTGGCGGGTCCGGGAAGTCCAAGACGACCATCGGCCGATCGGCGGGTGATCAGGCAGACGACAAGTCGCTGACCGACGACGAAATCAGCCCGAAGGCGCGCAAGATCCGCGAGCAGCGCAAGAACGACCGCGACACCGGCGGCCGACGCTGGGGGCCGGATGACGGGGGTGGCGGGTCCAAGGGCGACAAGCCGACGGACCGGCCACGGTCGCGCACCGGAGACGGGGCGACCCGCGTGGCCGGTGCCGTCGAGAAGGCCATCGCGTCCGGCGACATCTCCATCAAGCCGGGCAAGGAGGACAAGGTCGTCAAGCACCCCGCCAAGCGGATCGGCGACGCGCTCAACGCGGTCGGCGACGCCTGGGGCATGATGGACCGGGGGCACGACGAGAACGCGTCGGGCAAGATGCTGCGCGCGTCCACCGAACTGGACGAGGCCTCGAGGTCGGTGGCCGACCGCGCGACGGCCACGATGATCAGCGACGTGGCCTCGGACCTCCGGACGTACGGCCGCCTCCTCAAGTCCGGTCGCGCGTCGAAGTCCGACATGGTCGGCGCCGGGTCGGCCGTGGACTGGGCGAAGGACATGCTGGCCGACGTCCTGCGGATCTCGGGATAGTGGCCACGGACCCCACGCTGTCCGCGCTGGCCGGGCGTGACCCCCGCGCCCTTGCCGGGGCGATCCGGCGCCTGGTGCGCGCTCACGCCGACGGGCGGGGCCAATTCGCGGCCGAGGAGCGCATCGCCACCATCGTCGCCGAGGGCATGGCCCTGGCCGACCTCCTCGGGCGGCACCGTATCCACCGGATCCTCGAGGCCGAGGGCGTGGACCTGGACGACCCCGGGGGTGCGGTGGAGTCGGCCGAACCGGTAGACGTGTCGGCGGTCGCCGGTGCGTTCGCCCTCGAGGCCTTCCCGGTCGTCCCCAAGGTGCCATTCGACAAGGCCGTTGACTCGGTCCTGTCCCGCACGCCGACGCTGGCCCGGACCGGGGTGGCGGTGGCCAAGGCGTACGCCCGCTGGGGCTTCGCGGCCGCGCGGTCGATCAGCGAGGCCGTGACCGCGCGCCTTCAGAAGCTCGTGGCGCGCGCCACCAAGGAGGGCCTGTCGGTCCCCGACGGTCGGCGGGCGGTCCGTGAATTGTCGGGGTGGTCGAAGTCGTACAGCGAGACGGTGTACCGCACGAACCTCGTGACCGCGTTCACGGCGGGCGAATTCCAGGAGGCGCGCAAGCCGACCGTGTCGAAGTTCGTCCTCGGCTTCGCGGTCATCGGGTCCACCGACTCGAACACGCGACGGGGGCGGAGCGAGGACGGGGGCGAGAACCACCTCGCCGCCATGGGCCTCGTGGCCCCGGTGGATCATGCCGTATGGAGAACGGCGACGCCCCCGTACGGGTACAACTGCCGCCACAGCATTCGCCCGGTCACCAAGTTCGAGGCCCGCCGCAAGGGGTGGCTCAACGACGATGGCGGGCTCCGCCTGGTGAAGCCCGCCAAGTTCGCGGCGTTCCGGCCGCATCCCAACTTCGTCGCGAACACGGCCCAGTCTGTCTACGCCGGGGGATAGATCCAGAACCCGTCGAACGTCCACGGGTCCACGATCTCGACGTACTCGCCGTCCAGGGGGTCGGTGAGGTAGACGCGGCGGATCACGTCGTCCTCCAGGTACTTGCGGCACTTGCGGCACGTGATCGCCGCCGCCGAGTCGCGGAACGCCTCGCCGCACGAGCACGAGTACGGGTACCCGTCGCGGGCCAGTTCGGTGTAAAGGTCGATGGTCGTGGTCTGGTTCGTCATCGTCGTGTCTCCCGGTCGGCCCCATCGCCGACACGTGTGATCCTATACCATGTGGCGCGCGTCACAACTCGAAAGGGGGGAGTGCGGGGAGAAAATCTGGGGGCCTCCCCCTGGCGGGTTTTTCGCATCATGTGGATGATGGGGGCGTGAGCACCACGTACCGATCCGACCAGAACGCCGACGGGACATGGAACGTCCGCGACGTTCCGATGTTCGCTGAGGTGGCGGAGGGCGAGCACGGGAAGAACCCCGCGATCGACCGCACATGGCTCCAGGCGGCCGTGGAGAAGGATGCGATGCGGCGGGCCGACGGGTACAAGGCCCCGGCCCACCGCAGGCACCACCGCGCCGATGCTCCGGCCGACCGCGCCGGTAGCATGGTCCTGCACTCGGTCCGCGAGATCACGTACGAGGGGCGCCGCGTGTCGGCCGTGTTCGGCGACATCGTGGACATCCCGGACGACGTGTATCAGGACATGCAGAACGGCCGCCTGCCGTACCGGTCCGTCGAGATCCACGACTACTCGGCGCCGGAGATCAACTCCCTGGCGCTGCTCGACTCCGAGGTCCCGTTCTTCCGGTTCCCCAATCTACGGGTGGACGGGTCGCGGGCCGAGGTGTCGGTGGCATCGTCGGGGACATCGCTCGCGATGGCTTGCGCGTCTTCGGGTTCTCGCCGAGGATACCTATTCAACGCCACCGCCGCCGAGTCGGCGCTCATCGACCACCACCAGGAGCAGACGATGGCCAAGGCCAAGAACACCGATCCGGAGCTTCGGAAGGCGATCCTCGCGATGGCGGCCTCCGCCAACGCCCTCGTTTCCGCGTTCGCCGCGTCCGATGACGACGACGACGACGACGAGGACAAGTACGAGGACGACGACGACGACAAGGCCGAGATGTCCGCCGAGGCCGACGACGAGGACGAGGCCGAGAAGTTCGAGGGCGAAGACGACGACGACGACGCCGAGAAGTTCGGGGACGACGAGGACGACGACGAGGACG